AGTAAACCATTATCATCCGATAGATATTTGGGCCTTAAAGACCCGATACTCGATAAACCAATCGAGTACAATGATGGTGAATATTATATAACTTCATCCGATTTGAGCACAGCAACCGATCTTTTCCCTCATGACATACTTAACGTAGTCATTGATGTGTTGGAAGATTACTTTAAACATTTGGACGACAAATTACTACCTAAAACACACTTTGATCGCAAAATCTATAATTACGGAAATTATAGAGGTGTATATAATTGCGGTCATGACCTCGATGAGTAGAGGCTATTGTTATTAGAACAGAATTTGATATATAAAAATTAGAAAGATTTGAAAACAACCCGAGGAACCTTGATGGGTTTACCTATGGGATGGACTTTACTAAGTATCTAGCATATATTTATTGTGCAGAGGGTTTTATCTGAAACAAAAGTTAGGAAATCCAAAACCAAAATACTAATACTTGGTGATGATTTAATCGCCTTATGGCCACTTAAATGCAATGATTTATATTCAAAATTATTGGAAGAATATGGTATGAAAATCTCAACAGACAAGCATTTGTGCTCGAAACATTATGGAAATTTCGCTAGACAGTTTGTTCGTGTTGAAAAAGAATTTGTTACTTAGTACAACGAAACCGAGATGATTAAAACAACTCGAATTATTGGTTTCCATGTGTACGATTAGTTTTCAATTTCAATGTTTAACAGAACACGAAATTCTGAGATAGAACTGCTTAAGGCAGCTGCGCAACAATCCTCTGTATACTCAAAGGGAAGTGTAGCTAAATACACTCAATTTAGAAATGCATTATATATTGGACATCCAAATATCCTTAATATCTGTAAAAGACACAGACTAGAACCTCACGTACCTTTAATTGGTTTAGGTTTACCACGGAAAAGTGGTCCACCTGGCATAATATCTACTAGTTTTAGACAATACTTCGCTTTCAAATCTGCACAAGACTTAGGTCTTAACGTGTTGTCTCAATTATTAACTGATTATTCTAAATCTACTGAACTTTGGGAATTCCACATTAAAAACATTGATAAATACAAAGGATCGAATTTCGAAACATTGTCTTACAACGAAATAATGATGAATCTGATATTGATAAGATACAATAATTTAGCTAGAGACAGATCAACTACAGACGTAAAAGCACTCGAAACAAAGCCTGGTTCTATGATGCACATACCATTTAAATGTTCACATATAAAATATAAACGTAAGGAACTATTAGAAGAGTTGAAAACACAAAACAAGGAATCAATAAATGATCTGGTTTTAATCAAAACGGTAACTATTTGCAATCAGAAACATGAAATTCCTTTCACCGCTCTAGACAAGAGCAAAAACATAATAAACGAATCAATTAATGACTTTACTAAAAATCTATGCTATGAAAGACAACCAATTGTCTATTCTGAAACTGATAAAAAAATAGCATCAGCTGCAAAGAACTCTGAT